TCATTGTTGTCTGAGACTGCTGTAACTAGCTCTGACTTCAACACAGTTAAGGCTTTAGTTGCTGGTGAAATCAACACATTCTTAGGCTTTACTTTCCACGTATTAGGCGACCGTTCTGAGGGTGGCTTGGCTATTGACGGCAACTTAGACCGTACTTGCTTTGCTTTCCATCGTGACGCTATCGGCTATGCTGAGGGTATCGCCCCACGCACTGAAATCAACTACGTTCCAGAAAAGACATCGTTCCTCGTGAACGCTATTTTCTCTGCTGGCGCAGTTGCTATCGACTCTGAGGGTATCGTTAAGATTACCGCTCGTGAAACAGCTTAATAGGGAGATAGAAAATGGCTTATAGCTCAACTGGTTTCTCAACTATCGGTGCATCAAAAGCTGGTAATGCTCCATCTTTGTATGCTTATTCAACTGCCGATGCTATCGGTGACGTAAACACTTCTGGTTACTTCAACGAGTTGGCAACTGTACTAAACGTAGGTGACGTAATTATCGTTCGTTCATCTACTGGTGGTACTCAAGCATTGACGCTAGTGTATGTTGCTAGCAACTCTGCTGGCGTAGTTGACGTAACAGATGGTTTGACCATCACTGCAACTGACAGCGATTAATTTTAAATTAGTCTAGTCAAGTGGGCTACTTTCTGTTATAACAGGGGTAGCCCATTCTTACATTGGAGAATTAGATGGCCGCTGGTGATACCGCACTTTCAATCTGCTCAGACTCATTATTGATGCTAGGCGCAAAGCCTATTTCGTCTTTTGACGAGGGTACAGATGAGGCATCAGTAGCAAACCGTCTATACACAGATATCCGAGACCAAGCTCTAGTGGTTTACCCTTGGTCTTTTAGCTTTAAGAAAACTCAGTTAGCGAGATTGATTACAACTCCGACTAACGAGTACAGATACGAATATCAACTGCCTGGGGATCGTTTAGCGTCTCCACGTGCAGTTTATGACTCAAACGCAACTGGTATGCCTCCACGCAAGGAGTATCGCATTATGGGCGATAAATTGCTCACAGATTACGAGCAAGTGTGGATTGACTACCAATATGCCGTACCTGAGTTCTCAATGCCTCAATACTTTGTGCAGTTGTTAAAGTATATGATGGCTTGGCACTTGGCTTTACCTATTACAGACCAGACTGAAAAAGCTCAGTATTGGCAGAACGTAGCAGTAGGCTCTGCGGCTGAGAATGGTCGTGGTGGCTATATGCGTGTAGCAATGAATATTGATGGTGCTGGTCAACCGACTAATGCGATTGAGGACTTCTCCTTAATTGCCGTGAGGTACTAATGGCTCGTTTTGTATCAATACAGACTAACTTCTCTACTGGTGAGTTAGATCCGTTACTTCGTGCTAGGGTAGATTTACAGGCTTATAACAATGCCTTAGAGGAGGCTACGAATATCGTATGTCAGCCTCAGGGTGGCGTAAGACGCAGACCTGGCAGTCGATACATTACATCTTTGCCTAACAGTGGCACAGAATCAGCCGCTAATGGCGTTCGTTTAGTAGAGTTCGAGTTCTCTACATCTGATAGTTATATGCTCTGTTTTACGCATAATCGGATGTATATCTTTAAGAACAAGACTTTAATTACCAATATCAATGGCTCTGGCAATGCTTACCTAGATACATCTAGCGTAGGTTTGACTGGTGCTAGATTAGCCAATATCGTTTGGACTCAATCTGCTGATACATTAATCGTTGTGCATCCTGATATCCAGCCAGTGAAGTTTGTGCGTGGAGCTAATGATGCAAGTTGGACTGTATCTGCAATCAGCTTTGACTCTATTCCTAAGTATGCTTACACATTGTCTGTAAGCAATCCTAGCGGTACTTTGACTCCATCTGCCGTATCTGGCAAAGTAACTTTGACTGCATCTGCTAGCGTATTTAATTCTAGCCACGTAGGTCAGTACATTAATGCTAGTCCACAGGGTAGAGCTAAGATTGTTAAGTTTACGTCTGCTACATCCGTAGATGCTATTACAGAGTTCCCATTCTTTAATACAACTGCGATTGCTAACGGCTCATGGGATTTGGAGACAGGTTATGAGAATGTTTGGTCTAGCGGTCGTGGCTGGCCACGCTCTGTTACTTTCCATGAGGGTCGTCTTTATTTTGGTGGCTCTAAGTCTCGCCCATCTACTATTTGGGGTTCTAAAGTTGGTTTGTTCTTTGACTTTGAGGCTACTGAGGGCTTGGATGACGATGCGGTCGAGGCAACGCTAGATACTAATACTTTCAACGCTATCGTTGATATTATCTCTGGCCGTGACTTACAAGTCTTTACAACTGGTGGTGAGTTCTATGTACCACAGTCAGGCTTGGATCCGATTACGCCTACAAACTTCTTTGTTAAGACTGCTAGCCGTAACGGTACTAAGCAAGGTGTACGTATCCAACAATTAGAATCAGGCACTTTGTTTGTTCAGCGTCAAGGTAAGTCATTGAACGAGTTTGCTTACACGGATACACAGGCTACTTATGTGACTGCCAAGATATCTTTGTTAGCTGGTCACTTAATGAAAAACCCTACTCGTCTAGCTTTGCGTAGATCCGTAGCTACTGACGAGAACGATTTGCTATTAATGACTAATGCAGACGATGGCTCTATGGCCGTATTCTCATTATTGAGAGCGCAGAACGTTATTGCGCCGTCTGAGTGGATTACAGTTGATGGCCAATACGTTGACGTAAGCGTTGATATCTCTACAATCTATACAGTTGTAAAGCGTAATGTAAACGGTGTAAACCAATACTACGTAGAGGTATTTGAGGATGACTTATTGACTGACTCTGCTAAAACTGGTGGAGCCGCATCCTCTGTATCTATGTCGCACGTAGCTACTGAGACAGTTAACATTTTGCTAGATGGCACAGTACAGGCTAATCAGGCAGTTCCGTCTGGTGGCACAGTAACATTTAGTCGTGCATCTACGACTAGCTATGAGGTGGGCTTGCCTATTTCAGTGCGTCTAGTGACTATGCCAGTGGATTTGAAGTTACAGACTGGTACACGTATCGGCTTTAAAAAGCGTATTGTTGAAGTTAATGCGATTGTTGTAGATACGCAACACATGAAAATTAATGGTATCCAAGTACCGTTTAGACAGTTCGGTTCTATCTTGGATGAGCCAGTCGCAGAGTTTACGGGAACCAAGGTTATACATGGCATCTTAGGTTATTCAACTGAGGCAAAGATTACAGTTGAACAAGACGTACCTTTAAAGATGACATTACTTGGCTTAGAGTACAAAGTAGCAACGCATCAGGGGACTTAATATGCAAGCAGTAGCTATCGCCGCCACAGTCGTATCCGCATACGGTTCGATACAAGAGGGCAAGGCAAAACGTGATTATTACAATCTACAAGCCGCTCAGACTCGTGTTGAATCCGATAGACGTGCTATACAGTATCAGTTCCAAGCGAATCAAATATTGCAACGCATCAATGCGACTAATGCCTCAGTGATTGCTCGTGGATATGCTGGTGGCGTAGGTGGATTTGATGGATCTAGCGCATTAGTACAAGCCGTCAATAATACTCGTGGCGGTAAAGAGTTTGCGTTTGCTTTAGGTAATGCAGATGCAGTGCGTAGAGGCGGTCTGATTCAAGCGACATTGTATGAGTCTGCTGGTAAGACTGCTGAAAGAGCGGGTTACTTTGATGCGGCTGGTAAATTAGGTATGGCCGCTATGAGTTCTAGCAAGATTGGTAGTGCGCCTACAACTAGCGCACCAGTAACAGATGCAAGCCGTACTTATATTGGTCAGTCTGGTGACATGGGCGGTAGTTTTGGAATTAACCCAGATGCAAGACTAGGGGGACTTAGATAATTATGGCTGAATTACCACGCTACCAACAAACAGGGTTATTGCCCGCAGAGACCACTCGTTTAGACTTTGCTAATATCAAAGAAAGCATTGGCCTAACTAAAGGCATACAAGGCTCATTAGACCGTTTATCTAACTTCGCTTTTAAAGAGGCTGGAGAGCAAGCACAACGTGAGGGTATGCAATGGGCGGCTGAGAATCAGCCAGGCGTTGAGCAAGTGATGGTAGCCATTGAGGAGGGTAAATCTCCGTCTGAGCTATTTGCCAAGCCAGGTACTATCTTTGGTGATGCGGCTCGTAAAGTACAGGCTACGCAGTTACGTGTTGAGCTAGAGGCTCGTGGCCGTCAAGACTTGGCTAAACTGAGTGCGGCTATTGACGCTGGCCCAGTTGACATGAAAGACATTACAACTCGTATAAAAGGTCTAACAGACGGATACGGTAAAGCATTGGCTAGCGTTGATCCTGAGGAGTCATTAAGATTCCGTGCCTCTATGGGAACTGCTGGTAACGCAGTTTACACAAAGGCTACTGAACGTGCCGCTAAGATGTATAGCGAGCAGTTAAAGATTTTAGCTGGTGATTCTTTAGCATCTACATCTACTATTTTGGCTGATACGATTACAAGCGAGGCTGACCCAGCCATGTTGAATCAACGTATGCTAGTTGAGCGTAATCGTGTAATTGACATTGCCAAGCAGACTGGCGACCCTCAGTTTATGAACGATGTCATTAAAGAGTTTGAGGTTAAGCGTCTTAATGCTATCGTTGATTACGTGGTTAAACCTGAGTTTGCATCAACTCCTATGGCTGGCTTACGTAAGATTGAGTCAGGCGACTTTGGCAAGTTAAACGAGGTTATGAAAACCGTTGACTTGGATAAGCTCAAAAAGCGTTTTATTGACCGTATGGGCGAGGATGCCTC